AACATTTTCTTCATCATTGTTGAATAGATTAGGTCGCCTTCACGTGGCCTTTGAATATCTGGTCTCTGAGAAGCAATCTCATTACCAAATGATCTACGTGCAATACTGAAGGTTGCGCTGTCACGAATTTCAAGATTGAACTTAGAAAGGAATGAACCATCACCTTCATAGCTGTCGAATGACTTGATGTACATATCGAATTCAAAAACATCTGTATAGGTTGACAGCTTGTCTTCGCCATAGATATCATCTTTTGTGACGAGTGTGCGTGGAAGGTAATATACCGTATGACCGTATATTGAAATAGATTCGACAACAAGAGACTCAATAAGGTCTTGTTCGCCATAGTTGTTAAAGTTGTCGAAATATACGCTTGGCATATTAAATTAGCCCACCATATCTGAGACAGGGAGTGAATAGCTGGAAATCATCTCTGCTTCCATCTTTTCAATTTCAGCCTGAGCGTCACCCAAAATCTTCTCACCATTAAACTGTACGCCGCCGGGCAATTGCATACCAGTAAACTTAGTAAGGTTTGATCCCCACTGATACTTGATCTTGGCTGTGGTATAGTTCTGAAGCCATCTATCAGCCCAAACATCTGTCCATTCTTCAGGATCGATTACTTCATAAGCTTCAACGAGCAAATACTCACCAACATTAATCTTACCCCAATCCATATCTACGTATAGACGGTCTTTGTGTCTGTTGTATCGAATTGGCTGTTGACCAACAAGCATTTCTGTGATAAGAGCAAGATGCTCCATAACCATATAATATGGAATCATAGAAACAGAAGTCAATGTGTATAGATCATTCAACGCAATCTGATAACGAATGTTGAATAGATCATCTGAGCGAACCATAGGATCAGCAATAGGAAATACTCTCACTGCCCCGATAATATTTTCAGGTAGCGTAATGTATTTGTCTGTCATATTTTGCTGTGTTACTTGGTGCTTATAGTAAATTTTTTCAGTACCATCAAAGTGATAGTCCCAATAGTAGCGTAGAGCTTCATCAATACGATCATCTACCTGATCGTCATCGACGTTGATTTCAATTACAGGTTTGCCTAACTTGCGTAAGCAATACTCTTTGAATTCATTTCTTGTTGTTGGTACTGCCATTATACACCTTGCGATTAGTTTTCTTATATTTATACGTCTGGAAAGTCTAAGGGCCAGAAGTTAATTAAAACACTTTTACGAATTCCACTTTTCACTTCTTCAATCCAGTGAAAATATATGCTTCCATGAAAGTAAAGTACTCTGTAAAGAGACGGTTTGTGTGTCTCATATGGAGATAAAAGCAATTCATCTAGAGTTGCATGAGGCTGTGTCTTATCTTTCCACGACACATGTGAAACACATAGTTCCCCACCATTTAGATCATCACTCACTTCTATGTATGCAACGATAGTGATTGGTGATTGAAACTGACTTTCTTTTTCTGTATTATACCAATCAATAGGACTGAAATCTGGCTTTCCTCTTACGTGATGATTAAAATCACAGTGAGGGTCTAATTTTTGACCTGTTGTCTGTCCTTGAAACCAATATTCAATCGTATTGTCTTTGTAGGAGATGCCCTCATCATCTAAAAACTTAAGGATAGCGTCATCATATTTGTTCTGAGATACCCCACCGTTGATAAAATGCGTTTGGTCTTCAAATACCTTTGTCTCAAAGTAACGATGTGTAATCAACACGTCACATATGTCTTTATCTATTTTAGATTCACGAGTAGTCAGATGAGTTCCACGGAACATTTTCAAACCTTTCAAATATAAATTTTACAGCCTCTTTGTTCTTGACATTTTTACCAAATTGATCTATAAAGTCTTGAGGAATTTCGCCATAATGTCCACCATTAACAATTCTCTCTGGACTAGACGGAAAGCTGTCAATCTCCAATTCTTTGCAGATTGTATCTATGTTTTCTTGTTCGAAAAATGTTTCATAAAAGAAATATAGAGGCTTTTCAAAGACATTATCCAATGCTTGCACGGTTTCTTTATACTTACAGGACAAGAAATTATCCATGACAAACCTAGCTGCATTGGGCATATTTACATCACCGCCGCCTATCATATTCCATGAGGACCATGCTCTTTTGATAGGATCACGCATGATGTATACTGGAACCACTCGTATACCTTTTTTACTAAACCCTGCCTTAATCAAACGAAAAATATTTTCTGTAGAACCTTCGTAATGAGTAAAGTCGCCAGATACTTGATTGATACATGAGAAGTATTCAAAATACTCTTCAATATCATTCTTAAAGCCATCAGGCAAATCTACTAATGTTGGAACAAGATCGTCACGCTGAATGACATTTAACTCTTTTCCAACATTTAAAAATTGTGGATGATGCCTAAAATATTCGTGAAGCCATGTAGTCCCCGCCTTCTCTGCACCAACAGATAGCAGAAACGTATTCATTCAACACTTATCTCTATTTCTACTTTATTTGGCGCATCGCCCACTGTTTCAAATGTTTCATCACGAATCACAGTGATATTTGGGTTGTTTCTTATGCTCCTAAGAACCAATGAAGAAGGGTGTGATGGAGCAACAAAAGATGTTATGTCTAAAGACTTGAAAAAGTTTGCTCTAATAGCAGCACTTTCTGCTGAAACAATCCAAGACCTACTACCATCGATTGGCCTTGACAAATACCAGTGTCCTCTGTATGTTTTGGTTTCTGAGTTCACAAACCCACCATTAAACACACAGTCAACACCATCAATTGATCCTTTAAACATTAAAAATGTTTCATCTGGTCTTTGGATACCAGATGTTCCGTCAATGGCTTCTTGAAGTTGATCAAAATAAAATTGTTTCTTTTCCTCATCAGTTTCAACATTTGAAACTTGACTAAAAAAGTTATAATCAATGTCTGGAAATGAACTGAGATACAGTCCTTCCGAATCAACTTCGTCAAGCGTTTCAATCTTTTCGAAAATTATTGCCATGGTTATACCTTAACGTTCCTTGTTGCTATTAATTCTATTACAGTATTTAGCCAACCCTCACCAGTTGTATCACTTGGATTGTCATGATGCCATTTATGATGGTGCTCACCGCAAGTAATGATTCCAAACAAAGCTCCCATTGGTTTTGCGCCATGATCATCATGGTTTAGTGTGGAGATTTGAAGTGATATCAGCGATAGTGCAAGGGGAACAACATATACAAAAAGATATGCTTGTGGGGAAATCAAGAGTAGTGAAAATGGAACCAACAAAAGATACCAATAATACTTATGGAAAAAACTAGCAATTTTATTTTTCTGTAAACGAACCACTGTACGAAGATCGCCACTAGATGTACTGCTGTTTAGCCAAAATATTGGAAACATGACTTTCCACCCAAGCAGTTTAACTGAGTGCGGGTCTTTTTCTGTGTCTGGAAACTTATGATGTAGGGTGTGCGCTGCACAGAAATTAATAGGTGAAGTGAGACTTCCGTAGAAGCCAAGAGCAGTGCCGACAAACTCTACGAATGGATGCATTCTATGGGTTCTGTGACCTAAAATTCTGTGATATGTTATCACAGAACCAATGCACCTCATCAGGAAAAACATAATGCCTGATATCAAAAGAAGAGGAATGGTTGCGTAAGTATATACTGCCCAAACTGCTACTATCGGTGCTAGAAATTGTGCTAGTAATAGTAAATAACGTTTATCAATGATTTCCATTATATTTTTCCTTTACATTTTCAAAAATGTTTTCTATACTCCCAATATCAAACATTTTATCGATGTGATTATAGATTATCTTTCTATGAGGATGATCATCTAAACTGTCTGTCTTTGTTCCGCTCATCTTAAAATAATCTTCGTACCACACTACATTACTTTTCTGATGTTTATTCAAATAAGTCGCCACACCATAAAAGCTCTGAAATGAGAGATACAGGTGCTGTAATATTGCTTCGCCTTTTAAATATGGTCTGCTTTTTATGAAAAAGTTTGCTTGACTTATGAATGCATCTTTCATATTTTTTCTCAGCAAAACTATATCTGCGTCATGTATTCTGAGGTGTGGACTTTGATTTATTAAAATTATATGTTTATCTGGATTAATCAGTGCATCGACAAAAACATCATTTGAATACAATGGTTGAAATCCAGTTTCATGGTATGTTTGTTTGGCGGTGTCATGATAGTCATCAAGATATATTGGGTTCAATTCACCAATAAATTTTAAACCAGTTTTTTCTTGTAGGTCTAAGCAATACTTGGTTGCTCCACATCTTGGTAAAGCGGCAATAATCATTATCCCGGCGATTCGCCATATGCAGTGTAATAGTTAGTAACACGAACTCTTCTACTAGCAGTAGTTCCAAATGGATTTGTCGTGCCGTATGTCATAGTTGTCTTGCCGCTAGCAAAAGACCTAGTGAATGAAGTTCTAGCAATAACCTGCGTACCTACTCTAAAGTAATCTGGACCGCTGCTTCTAAAATCACCCGCACATTGTATTGATAATTGTGAGTATTGATCAGCATAATAGCAATGATACCATTCAATTGTTACCGTGCCATTACCATATTTAGGAGTGTAAATGGGATATTGAACGTTAACATCATTCATCGATCCCATGTAACTAGGCAACCAACCAAAGTAATTTGCAGTTCCACCAAATTTAATAGAATATGTGTAAACTCCATTATTCACATAATTTGGAGCAATATTTTTGCCACGAAATGTGTTCAAATTTATTGCACCAGAGGTTGGAATACTTGTAGCTCCGATTGGAACATAAGTTCCATCAGCATAATATTCATTAAACCCAACAGGATTTGATCCACCATATTCGGTCTGTAAATTAGCTAAAGTAATAGAGCCTGTAGGCAACACCATATTTTTTTATGCCTGAGCTTCTGACCAGCGGAGCAAAATGTGACCTTGTGCAGTACCAGCAGTCAAACGAACGTTAATTGCTAAAACGTCAGAACCATCTGGATAGAAAGAGTCGCCACCGAGTGGTGCACCAGTAAGTTCCTTTAGTGAGGTAAGATCAAGACGGTCATTAACAGAGCCAGCACCATTTGCAGTAGGACCAGTGAAAGCAAACACCTGTTCGCCGGGAACGGCAAACGTGCCAGAAGTAAACGTAAAGCTGTTAGCAACCTGTGAGAAGCTTGGCTGACCACCAAGTGATTCGACTGCCAATGAATTCCATGCGGCAGTGTTAAAGTTCTTTGGATTAAGAACACCCTCAACAACAACAGCGCCGGGAGAATTACCATTACTTACGGCAATACCGATAGCGTTTAGAAGTAACTGAGAACGATTGAGAAGGTCTTTTGCACCAAGAGCACCTACCTGTGAGTTTTTAACAGATGGAGCCAAACGAATCATGAATGCTGTCTGGTTAGTGGTTGTCAAGTTCATGCTTGTTCTTTGATAGTTAAAGATATAACCACGATCATCATCAAATCCACCATCCATAATAAGAGCAGAACCCCAATGGCTTAGTGTTGGCGAACAAGTATTGTTGACAATAATAACACCTGTGCCACTGTAGTGAGTGTTTGCGGTGCCACATGAAAGAACATAGTTATTACCAGACACGAATTGTGTCATAGTTGCTGCACGTGTAGCACCAGTTAGATTTCCTGCACCAGAAGTTGTACT